CTAAACCTCTATCTCGACAAACGCCAAGTCGGGCGCTGCTCCTAGCACCCTGCCGTCTTGAACATAGATGTGATCGCCAACATTGCCAGAACCTATTACCCGTTGAGTGTGGTTGCTGGCAGTGCTGGCGGTGACGGTGCCATCGGTGTTGACAGTGTTAATCGTCATGATCACCCGCGGGGCGCTTAGGCTTTGTTGTAACTGCTTTAACATTATCCCTCCTTATACAATTGCTGATACAACAAGTTATGCCACATGACGAACGACGGTGATAGTTTGCTCGATATCGATGTCGCCGGTATCGCTAACCGATGCGCTGATCGTCACTGAATCGCAGGTACCTTTGAACACATCAACACCTTCACGAATACCAATCAACATACCAGGTGTTGCGGGTGGTAAGTCGGCCATGATGGGTAAGCTCATATTGATATTAAGCTTATTGCCCGTGTCGGCCAGTGCGTTGGTACCGGCTGTTCGGGCGGCTTGGTTATCAACTATCAATTGAGCGCTAATGTCATCGGTCGCGATATTACCGGCAGTGCCAGCGCGTTTTACTTTTGCGCTAATGCCCTGCTGCTCACCGCGAAGCCAAACCACGTTGCACTCGGGACTAATTTCTTTTGACTCGCTGTAACTGGTGATCACCGCATCATGCACGGTTAAGTCTGGTGTTACCCCATCCATCAACCAAGGCACTGTTGGCCAACGTGGCACCACGGTTAATGCTTTGGTTTCATCATTAGATAACAACATGCAACCCAATTGCGCAACGGCTTCTTGCACTGCATCAATGGGCGATTTATTGCCAACACTAAACGCGCCTGCAGGTACGTTAAAATCAACGATGCCATTAAGCGCGATTGTCCAACCTGTAAACTGCAACATATCATTAAGTAAACCAGCAAAACTGCGTGATGTTGCATTGGTATAACTGATCGGCAATACATATGGCGTAGCAAGTTCGGCGCTGCGGCTGCGGCCCGTTCCACGATAGGTCGCATTACCAAACACTTTGCTTACACTGGTTTGTTCAACTAAGGCAAAGAACTCATAGCCGTTAATACCGACTTTAAGCAGTTGGTTTTCAGCGCGGCTGGCATCGATGTGACTTGAAAAATCGATACTCACCGAACTGGCCCACTGGCCACGGCTGCGGCTGATACTGATATTACTGATCACAATCGGTACGTCATCAGACACACGCACACACGTTATGGTTGGCTGCATTAAATAATACCTGCGCAGTTGTGGTTCAATGGGGATTTCAAAATCAAGGCTGGGTAAGCTTGGGTTGGCATCAATCAAACCGCCGCCGTCGTCAAAGTAGCAATACTCGGATGATGGCGTAAAGCGGATCACTTTTGGACTGTTTTTTTGAGTCAATGGCTCATCAAAACGGATAGTGATTAACCCCGCCCGAGGTGGGCGATAATTGGTTGAACAAATCCAGCGCGGCCCATTTAGCCCCCATCCTATTTGATGCTGTCCATCACAGACTAGGCCACGATAATGAAAAACATAATTAATATGCTGTGGGCTTCCATCATGCCATACGATACTAGAAAGCAGTTGTAATGCTGGTATATTCAACCAAGGAATAATATTGTTTAACTGATGATCATTAGGTGCTTTCCATATTACTGTAGTATTCATTTCATGAATATTAGGTTGTGACCATTTAACGGTAATATTGCTCCTAACTTTAGACTTTAGCGCCCAAAACGGGCTGTAATTAACCTCTAATCCATTGAATGACATCCAATACAATTGGCTGAATTGTTCAATAACATCAGGTGTAGAACAAACAAAATCAACGGCAATAGCGATTTTTTCTGCATGTTCAGTTAATACCAGTTGACGCTCAATATCTTTTGCCTGACTCCACCGAATGCCACACTCAATACCTATAAGGTCACCAACTGGAACAGGTGGTTCTACAACACCACTAAAGTTGAAATTAAATTGGGTTAACGCTGGTTTAACGTAAGGTGGTTTACCTGTGAAATCAAAGTTTATAATCATGCTACATAAACCATTGGTGCAGCAACATCATCAACACACACTACGGCATAATTAGCGGTATCAGGCACCGTTAATGAGTACGCACCCGTTATGTCACTTTGGGCTACGAAACTCACCTTATTTGTCAAAAGGTTAACCGCTATAACATTACGTTGGGCGGGGTTGCCGTTACTATCAGTTATCACGCCTGATATAACCTTAGACCCCGCTAATGATAATAAAATCAAACGGCGTATTATTTCTTTGGCGGCGGCGGTATAACCATTTAAACCGTAAACCCAAGGTACAAAAGACACAGTGGCGGCAATTGGGTTACCTTGGGAATTTAGTGTACCCATAGGAAATAATGCAAGCGATATTGTTGTGTTATCACTTGCGCTTGCTGCTATCTTTATAGCACCAGAAACTAATTTAGATTCTTGTGCTGGTATTAAATAGGTGTTGGATGGGTAAACCGAAATTCCGCTACCAACTGAACCAAGTCCGTTAATTAACTCATGTTCCATTAATACCGAAATAGAACTCTGAGTGGGGTCATTTGGGCCTTGTGAAAATGAAGCTGTGATTAAATCGAGTTCCTGCACAGGCAGGTAATTAAATGTAGTTACAGCACCCGCTGTGGCGCAAATCAAAGGGGTTCCCTGATCTACTGCACCAACAACCTCAGCACTATAAATAGCGTTATCATCACCCCTGCACCATACAATTAAGTCATAGGTTACCAACTGGTTAGTTCTTGCGGCTGATGACAACACAACCGTCACCGTATGACCCAAACCCTCAAGCATAGCTTTTGTCTGAGTTACTGCCCCATGCGAGGCCGATAGTGTAACTAATACTAAATTAGACATTGTTTACTACATCCCTAATGTTTATTAATTCAGCTGTATGACCATCAGTAACTATTGCTTGGTAAGTTAAGTCACTAGTCATCGTTAAACTTAAACTTGGGTCTACCGTATATTTGGTCGGTACAATACACGAGAACAAACCAACCTTAGTTGTAACACTGACCACGGCACTATTTAACCGATTTTGTATTGATAATAACTTTGAATTTTCGTCAATGTCTAATCGCAGTAAACCACGGTACAGGGGTTGGTTTGATTGCACAATTTTAATCATCACCAATCACCTAAGCTTATTAACGTTATACTAGGTGAGTTAGGTTGTGTGTTTCGCATTACAAAATAATCAACGTTTTCGTATGTTACAAAAAACGGCCATGTTTTCGATTTATCCATTGGTATGAGAATCTCACAAACACCTTTGATAAAACCTCGACTAACTGGCCTTGTGTTACTAACTTCTATTGAAATACCATCCCTATCAACCGCACCGCCATAAGGGATATTATAATTAACATTGATGTTAGTTATAACGTTATAACTAGGTAAACCACTTGGTGAATCACGACCACAGGGGGTGTCTCGCAAATACCTAGCTAAAGAATACTGTGATTGATTAGAGGCTAAATCAGTATCTGGCATTAACAAAGCGCCCCCGATCAGTTGAGCAGCGGTAGCGCCTGAATAAAACCCCAAATTCTGACCGTAACCACCACCAGCACCACTGGTGTCTGTCACTGGTGTATGCGAAGTTGATATAGGTGACGCAAATGTTATAAACACACCAACATCTGCTGGGGTTGTTGGTGTGATATCACCCGCGTATACTGTGGCTATATGTCGTGCATTATCGTTAGAATATGAACCCTCATAATCACTAATGAATATAAAACCAACGCTATTACCAATAACAATCCATTTTGTATTAGGGTATTGAACGGAGTTTGGAAATATTTTAAAAGCCTGTTTGTATCCAGCAGTAATGAGATTATTAAAATCAACCATATCAATTGCTGATTGGCACCTCATACCCAAGATATCATCGAAACCTGTGTGACCACTAAGGATAAAACGACCACCACTACCGCTCACGGTTGAGTTGCGAAAAGCGATTTTAAAGTTTTGAGCATCCTCTTGATCAATGGTCCAACCAAGCGGCTGTTTAGTACCGTAACCCTCAACCAACACTTTTTTAAATACGTTTATGATACTACTAGTACGAGCATCGGTGAGACCAGGAGCGCCCACATCATCCCAACGGTATATTTTTACTGGTAAACCCATAATATAAACCCCTATTAAGATTCGTTACCACGGAACGCCAAAACAGGGCGATCCTCATTAATTTCGCTGTGCCCAGCTTGCACTGAGCGCAGTAGCATTACAGGTTTACTGCTAGCATAAGTGGCAAAGCGAATCGCTTCACCCGCTTGCCAGCCGCCACCAAATGCGCCTGCGCGAATAATAAAATACGGCACTAGTGTTAGCGGGTTGATTGGCGCAAAGTCATTTATCGTGTCGCCAGTGGCGATTTGACCAAGACGTTTACCAACACATCTAAATGCAGTGGGGCTAGTGAATATCAACACCCATTCTTCATTAGTCGCATTGTTGTTCACCACTTCAATCGGAAAATCGACCACGTTTAAATTGCCGGTTGCACCGCTACCATCTTGATCCCAATTATTTAACCAAGAAGTCATATCTCGAACAATGCCAACCCGGGCTTGTAAGTCGCCAAGGTTTTGCACACTCGATACGGTTGAACCAATGGGGTAAGTTTGGGTTAATGCTGATGCAAGCACTAAGGCATTGGGTTTAACTTCGGTCACTAATACCGTTTCACCTATGCTGTCTGTCAGTAAAAATGGCGCAGTAAAGCCGCTAAAGTCACTGTTAATCGTCACAACACCCGTGGCTTTAACTACGCTGTAATGCTGATTATCGAGTGTCCACAGGCTTTTACTCATCGCATCGGTAATATCAACAAAACGAGCATTTACTCTTACGTTATAGGTTTGTGCTGCTGCAGGGTTGCTCACTAGCTGAGTTTGAGTATGTTGGACTGAAATATTTTTCCACGGAGTAAAGCAATTCACGACACCATTGTTTTTAATTCGCAGTGGATTTAAGCCATAAAGCTCAGGGGGTGGCGATAACGTCACAGTTTCAGCTATGTCATAGCGCAGTGTGGTTAAGTCAACGTTCTGCGTAAATGACAAGCTGACATAACCATCGACTATCGTGCCGCTAATACCGTTACCCGTCACTGTGCCGCTGCTATCGCTACTTGCACTGAGCAACGTATCACCCACAGTTGAAATGGTTAAATAAAAGGTGTCTAAAATGGGCTCAGTCACACTGAGGGGAAATGATGCCGTGTTATCACTAATGGCCTCATCTTCTATGATTGCATCAAAAGTGACACTAAAATCACCTCTAGCATCAATGTTTTTAGTAATAGCACCTGTGGGGTAATCAATGCTAGCTAATTTATAGCCATTTGATTCACGCAGGTTACCGCCGGTCATTTCGATTAATTCACTGGTACCGTAATTACCATCATTAAAGGTGGCAATAGCAGACACGCTACCAACGACTAATTTTTTCGCACCTGGTAACACATTAGCACTGTGATAAATACTGTAACGTAATGATGAATACCAACTGATACCAAGGGTTTGCCCATCTCTAACATCGCGGCTATAAACAACGCTTACCGTATTGCCAGTAATGCTGATATTTGCAGCCCACTCGTAAGCGCCAATCACGGCAATATTTTGCAAACCATTGGCGGCAAAAAATGGATCATCGAGTAAATCATTGACTGTATATAAATAGGTACTTTTGCCTGTTTCTGCAGGAACAGTAACAGACTTATAAATAAGCCCACTGGCAACATCATTATCATTGCCAACGGTAATACTATTGCCTGCACTTAGACTAATCGTTTTTACCTTGGGTAATAGCTCTGTTTGGGTTTCTGCAACCGCTATTACAGCGCTGGTAGACTCAGCCGTTAACTCAGTGATCCCATGGTAGGTAATTCCATCATTTTCGCTAACATAGCGCAGCTTAGTGCAACCCGATTCACCATTGATAATCACATCATAATTGGGAGTATCTAACGGGATTGGCGGCTTAAAGCTCACCACGCCACCTTGGCCACCGAATACGCTTTCTTGAATTTGGCAAAAGTGCTCAAAGCGAGGCCATCTTGCATTTTCATTGCCCTCGTATTCAACTGAAATAACGATGACTTGGCCTTGGGCCAAACGAATGGTTTCGTAATATTCTTTACCATTGAATTGATAAATCGACTGCAGATAAGCGCGTGGAAAGCTATCTTGTCCATCTAATAAGCCAATTAAACGATTGCGTATTAACTGCCCTGCCACAACCGATGATTCAAGGATTTCAACCATATCAGTCATGCGATCAGCATCAGTTAATTGCTCAGTTTCAGCGAGTAATAAACTCACTAAATCATCAGTTGGTTTTTGACTAATAAACACATGGCCATCAAGCAAAACGGCGGTGTCTGCAGTCGCTAACGCTGGATAGCATTTAACAATATCAACCGCTGATTGAGAGTGGTCGATATCAGATATCGCTCTAAATAGTTCATTAAGCTCACCTGATTGAACCTCTAACTTTGTACGCTGGCCTCCAGCGTCATCGCTTGAACCTAATAATTCGGGTTTAAATATTTTTAAATTGGCGCGGGAAATGGTCATGGGCCACCTGTACTAAGTGAATTAAAGCGTAATAAATCGTAAAACCACATTGGTTAGCAGCGGATACGCGCCCAGTTCTTCGTCAACATCATCGGCAGTGATCACGTTGCTTTGGGTGTTATCCCACATCACGTTAATGACGGTGCCGTCGTGGTTAATCGTAAACTCGGTTAGCTTGGTGGCAGCGTGGGCTTGCAGCTGCTCGAACTCACTGCGAAGCATCCAACTGTTTTTGCTGCCAAGCTCCAACGTAATACCCGCGGGAATAACAGTTTGTTGAATATGCGGGGCACCGTTAAGTGCCCGCTTCATATTGGCCGCGACTCGTTGAGTGTTATTGCGATTAAGCCACAGCAGTGGTTCGGTCAACACAATAGTGTCGATAGTGGTGTTAAACATAGCGCCTCTTTATGTAGTGTTACTGCAAACGAGCGGCTAACCACCCACCGACTGCAAACGCTTAATCTCGGCCACCAGTTCATTCACAATACTGCGCTTGGTTTGCGCATCAAATGTGCGGTTACCCACTTGCAGCTGCAGCACTACGGTGTCGCTACTGTTCGCGGCGGCCGTTGTAATGGTTGGCTGGGTTTGGGTAGTCACATTGGTTTGCACCGAACTGGCGGTAGATTGCTGTTTGGTGGTAGCGGCATCGGCAATGGCTTGTTTTTCGCTGGCCGCTTGTTGGGCTTTGATTTCAGCGGTGCGATAAGCGTAAACCTTGTTTAGCGTTTTTTCGGCTTCTTTCAGTTGGGTGATTAGTGTCTTGTCGCCCGTTGATTCAGCCTTAGCTAACTGGGTTTTAATATCGGCTAGCTCTTGCTGATAACGGCGCTTTTCGATTTCGTCTTGACGGCCAAGGTAGCCGTCTAGTTCGTCTTGCAACGTATCAAGGGTTGATTGGGCACTATCACGCAACGAGTCCATGCTTGATTTTGCCGAATCAATAGCTGACTTAAGCACCCCCAAGTCTTGATCGTTCATCAAGTTCATTGAGTTAGCCGCACGTTGGGCGCTATCGACTAAGCCAATGTTGCCACTTTCGGCAGCATTGAGGGCATCGACCATTTTAAGCAGCTCAATACGCTGACTGTAATAGGCTGCTTGGGCTTGCTTACCTGCTATTTCGGCTTTACGGGCAAAATTACTAATGCCAGTAAAATCGATAGACTTGGCTTGCACATCGAGCAGATCACCAATCTCACCCGTCAGGTTTTTATAAACCTGAATGGTTTTTTCTAACTCACTACTCGAGTCAGTAACCAGCCTTTGGCCATATAGTATCGACTTAAAGTAAGCGACTGCACCCGTACTGAGTTCGGCGACTTCAGCTGTAACACTTTTTAAATAGTCAGTGAAAAATTTGGCAACACTGGCTAATGTAGAACCAGCATCTTGAGCGCTTTTAACAATCACGCCCATGGTATTCTGAATGCTAATACCAATGTTAGTGCTTGAGCTTTCTACATGCTGTTCAGCTTGTTGGCCGCTTTCACCAATCGACGTTTGCGCTTGCTTTAGCTTTTGATATTGAGCAATTAACCCATCAATATTATCAGCTAGCCCGAGGTTAGCGGCTTGCTGGCGAATACTCGCATCGACCTGAGTATCACCAGCAGCAGCGGCTTTAATCGATGCTTCAGCGTATTTTAAAAATGCTTGTTCTGCGTCATAAGTGGAGCCAACACCATTTTTAACAGCTTCATTAACTTGGTCGTAAGCTGTTTTTGCCTTAGCAGCTATATCCTGTAAAGACTTTAATGTAGTTACATTTGCTTCTTTCATTGCTGCTTCATAAGCATCAATGGCTTTAGTTTGATCGTCAGTTGACTCGGCTAGCTTATCTTGAGCATCAGCCACTTTATTAGCAGCATCAGTCTGCACCTTGGCGCTTTTGGTTGCGGCATCACCAGCTGCTTTATAGGCACTGTTTGCCGCACTCTCAACTTCACCCGTTATCTGTTGCCAAGCAGCATTAATATCTTTGCTGTCTTGCTCAATTTGCTGTTTATAACCTTCAGCAATCGCTTTAATCGCACCCGATGCTTGGCGAATTGATGCGGCTAATTCATCACCACCGAGCTTTTCAATCATAAATGCATAGGCATCAATGACCGTTGCGAACGATGATGTAGCAACCAAGGCAATAGCCGATAGGCCTGCAGTGATGCCGTTCCACACCAAGCGCAAAGAGCCACTAATCACATTTAATGCCCGAGCAAACGCGGCAATGTTTTCAAGCGTGGCGGTAATGCTGGCGCCACCATCACGGATCATGGTGGTAAAAAAGTCGCTAATATCTTGCGCAGCTTGTTTTATTTGGCCGCTTTTATTGAGTTCGTCAAACTTTTCGTTTAACGATTGAATAAAATCAACCGCCACCTGGTAAGCGCCTGAATCAGCAATAATGGTTTTGAATTCGGTCCACTTGTTAGACATCAAGTTAACTTGACCGCTTAATCGTTCAAGGCTTTTTGATGCTTGGCCAGTGGCCTGATTGCCCATTTCATCAAATAGCTTCTGCATAACATCACGGCCAAGCTTTCCAGCAGCACTCAGTTTTTGCAGTTGAACCGCATTTTTACCAGTGACTTTTTCAAGCAAGTCCCAAACAGGTATACCCCGCTCAACTAACTGTAGTATTTCTTCACCTTGAAACTTCTGCTTAGCCCACGCTTGGCCTACACCAAGAATGATGCCTTCAAGCTTTTCTTGACTACCACCTAAGCGGGCGTTGTAATCGACCATGGCTTGCAAGCTGCCATTCATGGGGTCGATACCGAATGTCTTTAACGATGCAAAAGCTTGTTTAGCCGAATCTAAACGGGTTCCGGTATTGTTGGCAAACTCTTTAATCCATTGGGTTGCTTGCTCACCACTGGCAATACTGCCCATCATGGCGGTCATTTGTGCGCCGAACGCGGCGGCCTGATCGCCCGCGGTTAAAATCGACTTTAGGCTTTCCCACAGTTTATCGACGCCAATGTAAGCACCGGCCATTGCCACCAGTGACCCTGTAGCACTTTTAATGCTGCCACCAAAATCACCGGCTTGCTTTTTCGACTCATTTAATAGCTTGTTGTGCTTTTCAAGCCTAGTGTTTACCCCGCCTAATGCGGTTTCGGCAGCAGCTTGTTGTTGCTTTAAATCCTTAGTTGCATCAGCTAGATTGTCCATGCTGATGCCGGCAGTTTTTAAACTGGCAGTATTTTGATCTAGTTCGGTTTTATTTTTGTTTAAGCCTCTAGCTAGTTGATTTAACTCACTGCGGGCGGTTTTAACGTTAAGCGTGTATTCCGCTTTAGTGCGACTAGCGTTATCTGTCGCGGCGCTGGCTTGCAGCAGTTCGCGGCGTTGGGTATCTAATGCAGTTGCCAGTTCGGTGGCGGCATTTTTTGCGCCTGTTTGTTCGTTAGTTAATTTTTGTAAATCGGTACTGGCTTTGGTTAATGCAGCGGCTTGTTCTTTGCTGGCCGTGGCACCTTGTTGTTGTTCGGTACTAAGCTTGGCTACTTCAACCCGGGCTTGTTGTAGCTCGGTTTCATATTTAACCAATGCCGCTTGAGCTTGATTGTATTCTTGCTCAAGTTGATTGGTTGAACCTTCTGCCGCCTTTTGAGCAGCCTCAAGTTGCTTTAATTCTTTAACTGCAGCCTTTTGCTCGGTAACCAGCTTGTCGAGCGCAACAGAATTATCTTTATAGGCTTTTTCACCTTTACTGATTGATGCTGTTAACCCATCAATTGAGTCCGCCGCGCCTTGTAAATCTTCTAACTCTTTTAAGCGCGCATTTAAAATTTCGCTTTGTGATGCTAATTCAGCAACCGCCTTTTCAGACTTTTTGGCTTCGCTTGAAAATAAATCTTTGCCCTGAATGATCAGGTTAATGACTTGGTCTTTAAAACTCATACATCACCAAATTAGCGTTAAAAAATAAAATAAAAAACCCACAACACTCAAGTGGTAAGAAAGTGCTGTGGGTCGTTGAGGTAAAACGATTTACGCTGCGCTACGCACAAAGAACTTAGACTTACCAGTCGCAACAATGCTGCTGTCGGCAAGTACGCCGCCTTCGATGTCGAATGACCCGAAATCGTCGCCAATTAAGTCTAGTCCTGAGGTTGGGGTAGGCTTCCAGCGGTAAAACTTGAGCACGCTTGGCTTGCCGGTCACGTCGTTAATACCGTCCACCACCACCTTCACTTCTTGGCCAGACTCAACCAGTGCTTGCAATGCATTACCTGCTTTACTGGTGTAAGTGACTTTAAGCGACTCAGCTGCCGTGATAGCACCGGTGCTTAATGCGCGAATACCTGCCGCACTGACAATGTAGTCGGTGTTAACATCGTAAGTTGTGGTACCTGCAGTGTCGGTAACCACAGCAGGAATGTCGGTATCAATCATTTTGGCTGTATCAGCTAAACCGTCTAACACGGCGATAAGCACTTCTGCTGTGACAGGTGCAGCCGTTAACACATCGATTTTACCGCGCAGTGCTAACGCTAAGTTGGCGTTACTAAAATCGTTTAGTGTCATCGACAAGCCAACGGCTTTAATAACGGTAATTTCAGCAGTGTTACCGCCCCCGCCACGATAGTTTTTCTGCTCTTTGGTTTCTTGCTCGATAGCAATTTTAACGCCGCTGGCGTTACCCACATCGCGGCCATTGACATACACGATGCCCGTGCCGATATAACTCTCTACTACTGTTTCGTTCATGTTGTTTTTTCTCCGAATTTAACGGTTTGAACTAGGGTTAGGGTGATGACCGCCAGACCATGTTTTTCGTGGGCTTCGGGCATAATGTATTTACAGGGTTCAGCTTCTTTAAAGCTAATCACTTGTGGTAACCACGATGGCCGTTCGGCGGTGCGTTCGCCTTCAAAGAACGCGTCGCGAATGTCGCGAACCAAATTGATTAGCTCGGCGGTTGGGGTGGTCGATTTGCTTAAATTGATACCTGCAACCACTTGTAAGTTAAGCTCGTCGCGGTAAGGGTTAATGCCATTTTTAGCACCGAATAAATCGGTATAGGGCTGCAAAAAAATAAACTGCGACTCTTTGGCTAACCCTTGGGTGTAAAATCCTTCTCGCACAGTTGCACCGTCAACCAATTTAAGTCGGTCTAAAAGAGTTTGGATCATGGGTACCTCGATGCCTGGTAAAGACTACTTAGCGTATTGGCCGTATTTTTTACGCAGATGGGCGATAATGGGTGGCTCTAAATCGTCACGCATAAAGCCAAAACTGCCTGCCACTGAAGGGCCGTATAACGCTTTTTGTTCACTCAAGTTGCGCCAAGAGTTGTCACCCTTTTTGCGACTAAACATTAATTGATTGCCGTTGCGGCCAATAACAGTAAACGCACCGCTAAACCACACGGGTTGGTTTCGAATAACGTTAATGCTAAAGCCACCGGCTACCCTTGCAGCCCGCTTACCCACTTTATAACGAGGGCTAGCAAAACGGGTTAAGGTGCTGGCACGCATCCTTGCGCTAATTGATGCCGTTAGGGTTTTGGGGTTAATGCTGACACTGAAATGCTGCTCAACATACGACTTAGACTTAAAGCCGTATTTGTTGAATATTGCATCTACAGCAAGCTGACTACCAAATTTAACAGCATCATCTATGGCACTATTAATTGCAGGGGATTGCTCAGCCCGCATGCGTTTAAGCTCGCGATCAACGGCATCAAAACCTGTGATTGTTAATGCCACAACTCCCCCTACAATTCCAAGTAAACAAAACTCACTGTTATCTCGTCGCGTTCGTTCAATTGAGTGATGCGGTATTGTTTGCCGTTAAGCTCAAACACATCATCAGCCGTTACCGCACCCTCTTGCGCTAAAAACTCAGCAAGATGGACAGGCTCAAGCAAGTATTCATTACTGCGATCTATTTCGGTTGGCGGCAGGTGAACACTTCGGCTGTAAGCTGGGTTGCCATTAGCGGGAATAAACTGGCAGGGAGCTGCCAGTTTTTTAAAGGCTCGCGCCAGCTTAGTGGCAAAGCGCGATTCAATGCTAAGCATTGATTTTCACCCAAACGCTATCACTCGGGTTGGCCGCATCGGCCCATGCTTTACCCGCTAAGGTATTACCCGATGCAACGCTAGTGATCATGCCATCTGCCTTTAGATACACCTGCCCGCCTTGGGTAATGTCATCGGCGGTCACTTTTGGCAATTCGTACACGCCTTCGGTTGCACCGACGCCCGCTTCACCAATGGCAACAGCGCCTAACGACACAGCAACCAATTTACCTAATAACACGGGCTCACCACTGGCAACGGCGGCCGTGGCGATAAAGTCGATGGTATTACCATCTGCTACACAATTTTTCATAAGGATTTTTCCCAATTACGTTAAAAATTTGCCATTAAAAAGGCCGCTACTCTTGCGAGGTCGCGGCCTTTTCTGTTGTGGAATGTATGAGGTTTTTAGCTAGGTTACACACCAGTTGATTTAACTAAACCACGGTAATCAAGCGGGGCAACACCTGCATCGATACGAACTTTGGTTGCGACGCCATCAATAGTGAACCCTTGTTGCTGTTCAATATATGGAGTGTCGATACCATCAAGGTAAGCCACTTCAATGGTGTCATTACCTTGCCCTGCAGCAAGGTAATATGCCTTATCGCTATCTAATTTCAGACGAGATTCTGAAATTACTTCCGCAAAATCTTGCATTGGATTAGCAATACCTGAGTTGATATCAGCGCCTTTAACAGAACTAGACTTGATGATCTGAGTTAACGTGCGCTTAAGGTTAGGTGGGCACAACACAAACTCAGGCATGATGTTTAATGCCCTTGGCTTCTTACCTCCTGTGGTTTGGCTTTCCATTAGCTCAGCTAATACAGCTAAACTTTCCGCACTTGGTGCGCCGGCCCCTAAGTTTTTATGTCCAGAATGGAACAAGTTTTTCCCGTCTGCCATCATCGGATTACCTGTTAAGATAGCAAACACTAAATCGCCAATGGTTGCTTTAGCAGCTGCGCCCATTTTTTCAGGGATGGTCGTCAAAACGGTCATATCATCATTAATGATACATTGACGGGTAATAGAGAACAGTTCCCCGTAAGTAGCCAGCGCAATATCAGCACCATTGTCACCTAAGGTGATGTATTTATATTCAGCACCTTCACGGACTTTTCGTAAGCTGCCAAACTCTTCCAAGCCAACACGTTTAGAGACTTTAAAATCACTAAGCTGTCCTTTTCGCGTGAAACGCTCAAAACTTTCTTGCGATGCAGTCCAACCTTTTAACACCGATTTATTAGCCACATCTAACAAGATATTGCCAAAATCGCTTGAGCTATGAGTAAACGCTAATGCAACCATTTGCATTTGATTAAGCCCAGCCATACCAATACCACGATCACCAAGCGATGCTCGCGCTAACTCTTTCAAGTTATAGCTTGTATAACCGTTCGATGCTTCGGCTTTTTCATAACCAGCCCGTGACATTAGGTGAGCACGAATTGAGTCACCAACGATGTTACCGTTACTCGAGTGTATAGTGGAGCGAGGCAACTGGGCGCACGGCGTGATACCTTCACCAAGCTTAGCCAAGATAAGGTCTTTCGACTTTTCGGCATTAATGTTGGCATCGGCAATACAGCTGTTTTTAAGCTCAGCTAATTGCGGGAACGTTACGAACGCGGCATTAATGCCGGTAATACGGTCAGTATTAAATGCAATAGCCGCCGCTTGAATATCAGCTTGCGACGGTGCAGCTGGTGCTGGTACCGATGCGGCTGGGGTGATAGTGGCTGCTGGCGCAGGCGTGTTGGTAGCACCGATATTGCCCTGTTGTGCTAGCAGGGTTTGTAATGCTTTAGGCATATTATTAAAGTCCTTCAGTCGTTTAAAATTAATTGATGCAGCCATTTGCATCGGTTCTATCACTTCATCTGCTAGCCCAAGATCAACCGCTTCTTGTGCCGACAACCAAGTATCTTCTTTGAAAAATTGTGCGAGCTGCTCATCACTTAACTTGCCACTGGCTTTGTCTTGATAAGCCTTACCCATACTTGAGCGCCACTTATCGAGCAAGTCAGCATATTCACGTAAGTCATCGGCGGTACCAACTGCACCACCCCAATTACTGTGGATCATCAAAAAGGCATTTGACGGCATAATCACTGTGTCGAATGCCATACAAATCACGCTGGCCATTGATGCTGCTACCGACTCAATACAAATCGACTTTTGGCAAGGCCAACGAGCAAGAATGTTATAAATGGCCATGCCGTCCATCACATCGCCGCCACCTGATTGAATGTAAGCTTTAATCTGCGACACTTTTCCCATTGCGCGAAGGTCAGTGGCGATTTGTTTAGCGGTAAAGTCCCAGCCAACGTCGCCATATAAAATCAATTCGACCACGCCATTTGCAGCACCTTTCATGCTGTAGATACCGCGTTTTTCTTTACTCTCGGTCAAGCTCGCTGATGCGCTTGGCATTAGCATCATGGCGGCCGCGACTAGACTTAGTTGTGTCTTTTTCACTTTGGGTTTCTCCGTTTTTTGGTTCTGGGTCGTTACCCGTGACCATGTCGTTTTCACGGTTAAACTTCACCTCACGTTGACGCTGGCGTTTAACTTCGCTTGGGTTACGGCCACGGGCTCGCGCCCAATCAGCCTCGGTGGCAGCATTACCGGCTATCATCATCTCCCAACCTTGGGATTCTTTGCGGGGGTCAATCCATGGCATGGTAGGCCCGTAATAAACGGCATCAAACAAGGTGCGGATGTCTAAGTCTGGCGGCATTGCTAAGGGGTCTTGCTTGTTCATTAACTCCATTTGCAACCAATTACGAAACGCTGGCCGCGCCCAACCGGCACAAAACCATTGCTGCATAATGCGGTTCGACTCATCTTGTTCAACCAGTTCTTGGCGTTGGCTTGAGTAACTGCCTTGATAATCACGGGCAATGCTCGAGTAACTGCCACGGGTACCCGCGGCACAGGCTTTTAACTGACCATTACGAAAATCGACTAAATGCACGTTAGGTCGATTTGACTCAATCATGCCGACATCTTCACCGACGGCGAGATCATCAAAGGTCATGCCTGGTGCAATATTGATTTCGCGGTCAGCCTTGGCATCACCATCTAGGCCGAACATACTGGCGTCACCGCGTTTGATGTAAAACGCTAAGGCGGCAGCAATACGAGCTGCTACCCGTTCAGATTCTTCATAGTCTTTAATGTCGCCAAGGCGCGTTAAAATACCGTGAAAAATACTGATACCGCGTAACTGGTGCAAACGCTTAAACATGCCAAGGTGCAGCATGTTACTTGCGGGTACGATTTTAGTTTTGTAGCGAAAGCCAATTTGGTCAGACGGATGATCAAGCAGCACATGGTAATTAACCACTTGCCCCCATCCGTTAACCTCTAACCCCTGGCGAACACGGCTTGATACATCGTTAAGTTCAAACGGAATGTAATCAGGTTCTAACGCTTCAATACTGTATTGAGTGCCTTGCGGGTTGGGATGACCAAACTTAGCCATCTTGCCACGCACTTGCTGGCCGAATACTTCACCATCGCGCAATGCGGTACGTAAAACTAAGCGTTCAAGCTCTGGCCGTGTGTAGCGACCTGTTACGTCAGGCTTTAATGACCATGCAGCAAAACGGCGCTGGATGTCATTGGCTAGTTCGTCAAGGATTTCACCACTGATACTGCGGGGCTGAGGCTCAACCACAATGCCTTGGGCACCTATTACCCGTTCTTCCATTCGGTCTAAAATACCAATGCTGAGGTCGTGGTTTTCATCTAACCAGCGCGCTTGTTCGCGCAGGCTTTTACCTGCAGCAAATACCGCTTGGTTTGCGCCGCGGCCCTCTTTATTAGCTTTATGGGTTCGGCTTGGACTGGCAGCTTCGTAACCTTTAAGGTTGCGATAACTCATTGCAGCCGCTTCACGATTAAGTGCCCAGCGTGGGGCTATGTACGATAGTGCATCGTTAATAATGCTCATATTGATTCCTAGCCAAATCGGGCGAGTGTGGTGCCCCGAGGACGGGTGTAAATGCTTAGGGCGCGCTGCCATTCGATACGGCCGCGGCGAATTTGTTCTAGGTCTTCTGTACTCATCATCTTGCCGTTGATGCTGACGGACTTACCCGCTAGTACATCTTTTTCGGCTTCGATATACAGCGCGACCATGTCTGCCGCTTGTTGCTTTGACATTACAGCCAGCCTCCTGATTTAACCGAACCACCGTTTAGCCAGTTATTGGCTTGGCTCTTTTTCGATTTTTTGGGTTGTGGGGATGTTTCGGTTGATGCTTCGTTTTGATTGTCGGTTGTTATCACTTTACTGAGCGATTCGAGATTAATGCCGAACCGATCAATAGCGATATACAGTGCAGCCAAGGCATACACAAAACAGTCGAGTGCTTCGTTACGTCTGCCGCCTGCTTCCCAGCGATAAACAATGCGACCGTCGCGGCGTGTCGGCAATTTTCGTTCAGACGTTAACTGTTGCAGTTCGGTGTCATCACAAATGCTGTCGTTAAGTGGCAGATGAATTGCACCAGGTGTACGCGTATCAACACTGGGTTGAGTGCGCATCATGGCCATGATCAACTCTTTGGCGTTGTCGGTACCGACCTCGGTTAAATACACACCTTTGTTACTTCGCTTGCGAGGAAAATTGGCGATCGGCTTGCCGTACATGTTGGCGCCTTTAATGGGTACCACGCGGAACAAACCCAGCTTTTTACTCATTGAGTAAACGGTATCGGAGTAGTGACCGCCCGAATCCCAACACGTTGTGCCAATGCTCAACACAATGCCGTCGTTACGGGGGTAACTTTGGTTTAAGCGCAGCGCAACTTTATCCAGCAGCACTTGGCTTGCTGGGTCGCCGTACAAAATAAACCTATCGATTAGGGCGCTTTCTTTACCTGCGCCCCACCCCCAAACACGGCCTTCGTATCGGTCGTCTTGGGTATCGACACCACAAGTTAAATACACAACCCAATCGGGCATTTTGCCGTTGGGGTACATTTCGCGGCGGCGGCCTAAGTCTTCCCACTCAATGCGTTCGCCGTTGTCGTTGTCCCACGGCTGGCCCAATTTTGTGTTAACAAAGGTTTGTAACTTTTCCTTATCGCCTTTGGCTTTGTAAAACTCGGTGACTAGCTTGGCCCAACTGTTAAGCGTGTTATAAGCCGACCAGATATAAATCGAGATGTTTTCAGGGGTTAAAAAGTCGATGCCGTCTTTGTCGAAAAATGAAATAAAGTCTGAGGTGTAAACGCCCGTTTTATCGCATATCCATAAAGCATTGGGGTGCTCTTCCATGTCGTGCAGTTGATTGTTTTCAATGCAGCAACCGCAGTGCTCGCACACGTAATAGGCGGTTTTTGGGTCGCTACCTTGCCACTTAATGCCAAAGGGTTCAGTTTTACCGCCCCACTTTAAATGCTGCAGCTCATCACAATGTGGGCAAGGCAAGTTGAATCTAAATTGGTACTGGCTTTCGCTACAGGCCTTTTCAATTTGGCAGGTACCTAATACTTTAGGCGTTGAACCCCGTATCGATTTAGGAAACAACGACAGTTCAACACGGGTATCACCTAACGATGTGGCATTACCTTCGTGTTCGATTGACTCATCAAAACCGGCTAACTCATCGTAAATAACATCATCAGTTGATATTTCACGGTAGTTAGCCGCGGCTGTACCACCACGCACCATTAAGGTTTTACCGTTGGTAAAAATTTTATCTTCTAACGTACTGTCTTTATGCTTGCGGCCAATCCACGGCGCTAGGGCTTTCCAAATCGGCATATCACGTATTGCGGTTTCAACGTGTTTTTTCATAAACGTTTTGGCGGCACCGTCACGCGGCTGGTATATCAGCACGTTACGTTTTTTGTGTTCTATCTTGTAACCCGCATTGGCCATCAGCATTTTGGTGTAACCCACACGAGCAGACTTCATAATGTTCAGCGTGGTGATTTGGTCGTTACCCATGGCATTTAATATGCCGATTTGAAACGGTAAGCTTTCCCATTTGCCTTCGGTGTAAGACGATTCAGACGACATATAAAAATGCGTGTCGGCGTATTCACTACAGGTCAACATAGGTGGACGATAAAACGATTTAAGGCCAGCAGCGACAGCAGCTTTCAAATTTTTAATCTGTGCTTCTGATATATTCATCTAATAAATCCTCAATGCCGTTGGCCAGTTCAGCGGCGGTGTTTTGGCTTTTAATCACTTCAGCGCGAATAGCGTCTATGGTTCGTTCAGGCATATCGGGGAATTTACGTTTTACACGAATGTGTATTTGGTCCAGTACCGGCGATATTTGCGCGGCTATTCGGCTAAGCACAAACGAGCAAAACGTCACCTCGACCACTTCTTTGCCGTCTTTTTCGTTTTTTAGCTCTTGGCCGTAGGCTTGCGCTTTGATTAAGCGGTAACGCTCAAACTCGATATTGGGTTTATCGTTATCTTCGGGCGTTGGATTGCTTACATGTTTTTTACGCTCATTAGCCACGCGATTACCCACCACGTCGCTCATGGTGTACAAACACTCACGGCCTTTTTTACTGTGTATTGGCACATCCCATTTATCGAACGCCTGGGTACTAATACCCAAACTTTTGCACAGGTCGGTTTTGTTCAGTAGCACTGGCTCGGCGTCGGGTGATTGAATACGTGCCATTAGCTAGTCCTTGTGAATATCATCTAACACATGGCTACATCGTTCTTGTTCAATATGCTGCAATTGTTTGGCGAGTAATTGTGCTTGCAACGTTTGTATGTGTTTTTCACCCTGTCTCTTACGGGCCTGATAAAACCAGTTAATAAACGCGGTAAACACAGCACACAACACGCCGACTAATACCCCAATATCCATATCGTTCACATAACTGCCTGCAGCGGTAAAAAACGAGGCGATGTAAGACAATAACGATGTGAGTTTTGCACTTAGGTCAGTCGTTATGCTCATATTGCTGCCGCCATTGTTGTAGGCGCAGCATGTTTGCATTACAAGTTGCTAGCGCGTTGGTTTGAGTAAGGGAATGATTCAGTAAATCGAGATTTGAGGACCCGATAAAACGTGGGGTATCACAAAGTTCAAGCCAGTCAGGGGGTGGCAGCACATAAACCGTTATCGTTTTTGTTACCACTTTGACAATTGGTTTACTTGAGCAGCTGCAGAGCATCACCAGGCAAATCAGTATTAGCCCATGTTTTAGTTGGCTCATGGTTTGATGTCCTTAGCTGATTAGCGCGTACTAGTTTGTGGTCTAATGTCGATTGAAGATCGGCTACTTGCTTGCGGTGCGACGTGTTTAGCTCGGTGATAATGCGGTGATCACGTTCAAGCGTTTTAATCCGTTCATCTTTGTTGTCGTTGCTGCTTAATAGCGCTTCAACACTCACTTGCGATTGCAGCAAGTCATGGCTTAACGTGCCGTTCTTAGCTTTGAGTGAGGTAATACCTAAGGCCCCAACGACAATCACCGTCGCCATAACAAGCACTGCACATAACAGCAATGTGGTTTTAAAATCATTAAACATTACAAGTCCCTCAAACAATAACGCCGCTCATTTGAGCGGCGTTTAATTAAGCCTGGTAACTTTTTACGTTTGGCATAAATCCACCTCGGCAACTCGTTACATGCACCAACGCGGTCACCTGCCCACAACTTTTTACGAAGCGTAGAAGCCCCAAAAGCCTCGGCCCCAACGTTGTAAATAAAACTCAGGTAAGCAATGTGTTCACCCTCGCTTAATGGCGGGGTGAGTGAAACCAATTCACGGTCAAAGGTTTTAAGGCTAGTAGCCAGCATGTCTAGGCACTGTTCGTTAGTGAACACCATGCCCTGTTTGATGTTATGCCCAGTTTGACCAAAGCAGGCCGTTTCAATACCTGCAGGGTCAACATAGGTGCGTAATACTTCACCTTCACCAGTAGCAACTAAAACACCGCCAGTAAGTAAGGCACCGGTTAAACCCAGCGCCAAGAGTCGGGATTTAATATTCATCAGCTGATAATCCAATTAATGCTATTTCATGATCAATGCCCTCTTGGTAAACAATATGTAAGCCAAGCTTTTGCGCTAATGCATGCTCTGCCCTTGCCCCGTGTGATTGCTCCCAACCGTCCAACAGATAGATCATGTCAGCACACATCAACATGGTTATCCCAATCTGCATGCATTCAGGTTCAGATAACCCCACAGGTAAGGCGGCTGGATTAAGCACAATATGGGTTAACGACTTTTGCACTTGTGCAGCCAAGTTAAATGCGTGGCGATTACAATCTGGCAAACCAGACATTGGCCCCGCAATATACACTTTTTTACGGATCATGTGTTCACCAAATAACGAGCAAAAAAATGGGCTCCTATAAAGGAGCCCAACGGCGAGGATGTAACAAGAGAGGAAGCAAAGCCAGTTACGTAGTCGTATCAAGCATATCTAAATATACCCGTTTTTAAGGGCCGCAAACACGCCATATATGGCGTCTTTTACGCCACATATGGCGTTGAGGTGTTTGGGTTTTCGTGATATGTAAAACCGATAATTTCTAGGTTTGATTTAAAAGTTATCGGTTAAGTGAGTTGCCAACATATAAGAGTTTGCGCACTAGCGCTTTAACACGCTGAATTACATTATGCGGAGTATAGTTCGCAAGAGGGGCGCAGTTTACTGCGCCCCTTTACTTGCATTGTTAGCTGAGTTTCCCTGTAAAAGCTTCGATAACGCATGATTCAATTCAGCTTCGTCTTTAAGTGCCTGACCTAATCTATCTGAAAGCTCCCCTAGAACTACGCGAACACTACTCGCAATTTCTAGGCAATACTCATCTGTTTGATTATGCAATCCTTCACTTAAAGCAGAATGTAATAACGAAAGTGGATTGTGGCCGTTGATAAGCAGTGCCTGAGGTAATGCATCTTTTACAGAGCTGAGTGCTTTGCTGAATTGAGTTTCATTTTTGGCTTGTTGAAGTGTTTCTATGCTTGCTGCAGGTGCCGATAACTTTTCAGACACTTTAATGATTTCATCTAGAATCCGGTTTTTCTGATTTTCTACAACTCTGCGGTAATAAACAAATGCGCCAATACCTAAACCTTGATTCTCACAACGCCGACCTTTAAGAAATATATCTCTGTCTGGACCAATAAGTTTTATAAGTTTGGATGGTGTTGGAGGACCATACAGCGGCAGCTCTCCAAACTTGTAGCTTGAACCCGCGCCGTCAAGCCCAGATCTCTTTACTGCAAGAGAAAATGTCTTTTCAGTTTTTCTACAATTTGAGCAAATGTAAGATATGTACTCAAAAGAAAATTCCTCTGAAACGCTAATCTGCTTTTTAGTTGTACACCGAAAGAATCTCGTACCGTTGCAGCTATCATCTGGGCAATGCAATTGGATTTCTGGTCTAGTTAAATATGCACCAGAAAACTCTCCATTTTGGTAGTAATTTGCCTCAACTAAATCACTTATTTCAGTTAAGGATGATGGAGGTGTACTCTCTAGAAACTCCGCAAGACCTATTGCTTCATGTCCTTCTTGAATTTCTTGTTTTTCTTGTTTTTCTTCACTCATTCCAATGATCTCAATTTGGTTCAGCTAACAGCTTACTGAACGGCTCGACCGATAAAGCCGACCGTTTAAGTTATTGATTAATATCATCCTACGTTTTCTATTTATTTGAAGTAAAGCGATTTAATGACTCTTACGCTCAAATAAAAAACACAAATTGCACGTTAAAAGTGTCAACGTTAAATGTAAACATAATCGTGGCCATGTTTTTTCCTCGCCTATTCACTGGCGGGTGGCTCATATGTCCTAAATGGCTGTAAAACCAATCATAAATTATTTATTTAATATAAATTTCGTAGTGTTATCAATTTCATAACTGAGCAAAGTAAAACCAAACTTCTTGGCCTCAATCTCATCAGAAGTTAATTGTCTTTCACCGCCTCGTTCACAAGCATGCTTATGAGGACCTAACTCTTTGGATGAATCTGCTTTTTCTGCCGCTTTAATCAATATTTCATTTTCTAAATGGCCGTGATCTTTAATTAGCTCATTTACATCTTTGTGATTAGTGATGACATCACTAACTTTCAAGTCAAACTCAGATTTATTTCCTTCATATTCATATTTAACTCTGATCATTTCTAACTCCTTTTAATAATGCGATTAACTAGTTTAGCCATTTAACGCCTTGCTAGGCATTTTTACAATATATTTGCGATATCGGTACAGTGCTGACAAAACTCATCAACATTGAACTCAACTATTGAGTCAGGTTGACGATTAGGTTTATCAACACCAATAAGAAAAATGTGCTCTCCTGAAGCGCCAATTCTAAAATTAGCTGAATCAGGTCTTCGGTGCTTAATTTTATTCAGTAACTTTTCCATCGTAATAGGAGTACCTGTAAACGGAAGAGAACCAACTCCAGAACCAGATGAACTCAGGGCTAATTGTTGAACTCGGGTAACAGGAACTGCTGAAGATGACCTATTTATATTTAATTGTGTTTCTAATGTAGACCCTAAGTATGAGCCGTCTGCTTGGGACTGATCCCTAGCTCTCATGATTTCATTAACTATATGGTCTAAGTGGACCATAGCTTCCTGACTTGAACGGGCTGCTCGTTGAAAATCTTGCGGTACTCGTTGCCATGCTCTCAAGAAGGAAATAGAAGATATTTCTAATTGATAAATGGATTCATCAACAGATTGAGGTGAGCTCGAACTGCTGCTTGTCAAAAAAGAAATATTTCCCATGTTCTGATAAAACTCCAATATATGATGAATGCCTAACAGCTTATTGAACGGTTCGACCGATAAAGCCGACTGTTTAAGTTATTGATGCGTATAACCTTACATTTTATATGTCTTTGAAGTAAATCAATTTAATGACTCTTACACACAAATAAAAAACTTAAATTGCACGTTAAAAGTGTCAACGTCAAATGTAAAAATAATCGTGGGCGACCATGTTTAATTTAATGTTTAATCTAGAAAACGGCTGATAGCTCACACCAAAATTAAGCGGGCTAAAATTGTTGAAGAACGCGAAATGCCAAACTTTTTATCCGTTTAGAGGTTTTGTCATGTTTCTTTTACATACAAACAAAGCTTATTTACTGAATTACTGAAAAATATCGCTTAATTTGTTCAAGTAAAAAGATCTTCTAGTTCACATTCACTTAAAAGGTAGAGTGAAACATTCTTATAACGAGGAAAATTAACTTTTGCTAACTCTCTATAGTTTGAATCAACAGAAAGCCAAATATTAAACTGTTTAAAATAACTCTCTACTAAATTATTAATTACTTCTTTTGCTCCCTCGGAGTCATCTGACGCAATTTTTTCTTTATATAAAAGAGCTGATATACGTAAGGCCGAATTAAAACTCTCTTCACGTAAAGCATCTGATAACTTTGGAATTAGATGTAATATATCTTTTTCAAGATTTTCACTCTTACGCTGAATCAATTGCTCTCTCAATTGGTAGCCAAGAAATACAATGGAAATTGATGTTATTATTGGACCAACAACACCACCAAAATACGACCCCATTAAAGCCCAATCTGAATGTTTATCCCATAGACCAAATCCGAACTTATAAATGTAAAGAGTTATTGGCAAAATTAAGGCTATGCTACACCCAATTACTACAGCAACAAATATTTTACGAGTCATATGTATGATCCCAGCATTGAAACATAAAGCGTTTTAGCAAAATACCGATAAACATCCTGAGAAGCTCACCCAAACTCAACATCTATATCACTTTATTTATTAATAATTTTAGTAACTTATCAGTTTAAATATCTCTAATCAATCACTCTTTAGTCTAGGCGAAAGCGGAAACCTAAATAACCGCTTAATATCGCCCCCATTATTTTTGCTTGGCCTTTAAAACGCATACGCTTTGCTTTAGGCAGCAAATAGCCGTGTGAACAAAGGTTCTCGATTACACAATGTTAGCTTTATAAAATGGCTGAAGGGTTATCGTTAACTCACTTAACTGATAACTCATAAGTAAAATTGACAAATGCGCCTAAGTGGGGCGATACTAATTGGGCATTGGCAAAATCCAATGCCGGGATTAGTACCCCGCAGTATCACAGGCGCAATTGTCGCCAGCCTTTCGTGCTGGTTTTTTATTGCGTGACTCGGCGCACCACTACTATGGTGGGCTGGGTGAGGCAGCCATTTGGCTGGCCGTTCCTGTGGCGGTAGTACTAACCTCATTCAGCTCATCACCCAATGATTAGTACCATTTGGTGATGAATGCTCTCGAACACAGGAGTGTCACCCATGAACTTACAACAGTCTAAAAACTACCCTGCGCAATTGGTCTTTATTAACGGCCAACAAACCATTACCAATTCGCTTATCATTGCCGACTATTTTGGTAAACGTCATAGCCATGTTTTAGATAAAATCGAAGCGATAAAACGCGATGCACCAGAAGAATTTACGTCAACCAACTTTTCGGCTAACGTGCAAAATCAACAGGTTGGCACGAGTCAGCGTGATTTAAAGTGCTACCACCTGACCAAAGACGGTTTTATGTTTTTAGTGATGGGGTTTACCGGTGCCAAAGCTGCTGAACTCAAGATCAACTTCATTAATGCCTTTAACGAAGCCCAAAAGCGACTTAGCCGCACTCAACATCCGTTTGAGCGTCAGCGCATGTTGTTTACATGGGAAGGTGGCAAAATAGTGAGCTCGCAACCGATAAATGATGACCAGTTTGTCACCAGCCGCGATAAATTAGTGCAGTACATGCGCGAACCCCGCTTTTTATCACTTGAGCAATTGCTAGAAATCAGTGAAGCCGCAAACCAACAAATTGCGACATTAGCAAGATTGGCAGAGAAACAAGCCCGTTTACGATAAAACCACTGTAAAACGCCCATAAAAATGGCTACATCAAGTAGCCATTTTTTGTTTGTGGCGCCTTGTTATTTGTCCGTTTGAACGCCTTGTAGAAGTTTATTACACCATGTAATTGCATAAAGAACACCTCCACTTCCCAAATTTACTAAAGCTTTGAGGTAATGCACTTAAGTAAATAGGCTTAGATTTAGTCGTACAGTTGGGACAAGTCTTCTTGTCTGGATCAGCCTTAACTGTAACACCAAAATTTGAATTACCTGAAACACAATTAGATTTCCACTTTTGGATTGCTCCATTTAAAGCAGAGTCCATAGACCAAGTAGCAGAACTAAAGTCAACCTCATGCACAAATGCATTCATAACACCACGATCAAAAACACCGCGGGAAACACCTTTGTGGTGAAACATGATAATAGGGATGCCTTTTGAATAAGCTAAAGCAGCCTCTATATGGTTCCATTCTGTTGGAAGTATAAGGTCTGATTCAATATCAGAACCTTTAACCTTTCCTTCAGAAATTAATAATTGTGGGTAGCCAAGGATAATTGCTCCTTTGCACTCTTCCATTATTTCAATCACTTCGTCTAATGGTGCTTTACTTGGATAATCTGTACTACCAAGAGTGCGCGGTGTTAACCCCATATTTTTTATCGAAGTTAAAAAGACTTCTAAACCAGCATCAAACTCAGGGGAAACCCAAGTAGGTCTACTTACGAAAATGTGCACGATATTCTCCTGAACTTCTAACGCTTTAGTATTTGTGCGTTGCGCCGTTTGCATACCACAAACAGCTTGTTGGACTTGGGCAATTCCGAGTCCAGGTTAATAGTTACACGTTATGTTATTGAAATTTGCTTTTTTTGATGCAAGCTCTGGGCTGCAAAGCAATTTTGAATTGTTTGTGAGGCTTGATTTGTATGTGTTCAATTGCAATTCCCTTGTCATTATGGTGTTCCATCACATATTTTAAGTCTAACTGAGCCAATGAGGTTAATACACTCGATTGAGTCAGCATTTGGCTCCGCGTTGCGGCTTAGTTCAACGCTTTGCTAAGCGGGAATAAAATAGCTGGCTATAGTTAGCGAGGTACGAGCAAAAGCCAGCTGTTTTTTGTCCGTTTAAGCAACTTGTTAAATTGCAATCTACTTTGATAGAGGTAGCAAAATAGGTACTTTAAATTTGATACGGCTGACTGAACTGTTTTGATTAGAAGCCTGAGATGCCGAAGTTACAGAAATTTCGCCCATATCTCCTCCCCCCTCAGAAGTACTACTTACTTCTTTAACTGTTACAGCTACATCAAACTCCACACCTTGCAGAGGGACATACGTTTCCACGCAAAAGCTATAATCAGTAGCTTTACCATCCATTCGAGCGGTACTTGGATTTATTTTTGCATTTTTAGTTTCACTGTACGATTGTGCTGAAGAAACACCGTCAATGATCTGTTTTAAAGTTTGTGATACAAAGTTTTCGAGTTGCATGACTACCCCAATAATGAAACGATTAAAGAACCGATAGATGCAATACTTGCAAATGTTGGCAAAGAGTTTACCAGCGCGCCCACAACAACTTTACTTGGTTTTTCAGATTGGCACTGAGAATCTATAGCATCAACAACTTCTAGAGCATCTTGAGTCTCTTGCTCAGTTAGTTTCAGGCGCTTAATTTCTTCGCGTAGCGCGAATACACTTTCAAGTAGCTCACCATTATTATTGACAATATTTGTCGAGTTATCGACAGAGTTATTGTTTACTCTATTGTTTGCACCATTCAAATTATATGTAATTGATTGAATAGCTTTATCAGCTTCAGGTAATCCAAGATTTTTGTGAACAATTTGATAACCAGCGGGGATACCACCTAAACCCTCGTGGAAGCCAGGATCTATAACTTCATATGTTTGCATTGCTCCATTAGACATAGCTCTTTGAATTAAGTCACCAGTTTCTATCAAAATGTCGGAACGCTGAATAAATGTCTTCTTTGTTTGAACACTAGCTTGAATGTCTTCGAAAACTTCACCATTTGCTTTTAACACTGATACTTTATCTTTCATCAAACTTGTAAATGGCACATCGGCCTCCTTGCAATTTAACGTTTTAGTATTTATGCGTTGCGCTGTTTGCAGGGCATAAATTGCTTGTTGGACCTGGCCGATGCCGAGTCCAGGTTAATGGGTACGCATTATACTATAAGAATTTGCTTTTTTTGATGCTGGCTATGGGCTACAGAGCAGTTTAGAGTCAATTGATATCGAGTAGTGGGTAAGCTTTTCATTGAAATTCCTTTTCATCGTATTTTTCTATCATACATTTTTAAGCTTGGCTGATTCACTGAGGAGGATACACTCAATTGAAACCACTGTTAGCTCCGTGCAGCGGCTTAGTTCAACAGCATACTAGCGTGAAGTTGAACAGACTAAGACATTCATCACAATCCAACGTCTATAAATCTGTATTTTTTAATATTTTTAGTAAGTTATCTGCTTTACTGAGTTAAATGCAGAGTGCACGATTTTGACTAATACTTTTTCTTGCTCAAAAGAAATGGCAATAGAAGGATCGTAGTCCCAACATATACTATTGTCCTTGGTAAAAACTTTTACAGCTAACTCTTGGGGTAAGCCGTCGGCCCTTTTCAACTCATTTTGAATTATCTCTTCGATGATCGACGTGTCAGAGGTGGATTCAATACAATAAAATTCTGTGGCGTTACTCATAGTCATCCTTAACTAGTGAACTAGTGAACTAGTATTTACATCAATGTAACCAGTGCATTAAAAGTAGCAGCAAACTAAAGCTATGGACACAAAGATTTAAGCGATCAAAAGTTGCGGTTTAAGACGATCAAAAGTTGAGTGGAATTGTGCATCATCAAATGTAGGGTAAAACACTATTAATTCATTAGCTTAATAGGTTTATTTTTTAGGTAAAATTGATTGGCAGAGATCAAGCCTATAAAACAACAACACAACCCCCTAAAATTTTCATATGTAGTGAAGCACTGCGCTTGTCCTCCCCCGCAGTGCACCGAGCCAGAAGGACCCATTTAATTTCAACCACAAATGATAATCGATCTCATTTGAGTTGAGTCAACCCAACACCCTGAATTATCAGCATAACTCACTCCACTATCTCAATTTCTGCGCGTCTTAACCAGTACACATATGACTTCTTACTATCGAATCCCATCAAGGCCCACTGCCCTTTGCAGATGTAGTGCGCTCTAATGGCCCTTATACATTGCGGTGCTAACCGTTCAATCATCTGGTCGAACAGCCTAACCTCACGAGGTGGCGTTATCTCGACCACTGCCGAACTGCCGTAAACAATCACCTCGCCTAACTTGTCGCACTGGCTTCGGCTTGCGAACCCTTGGCCGCGTTCTTGGTATGCCCAATATTTACCCCAACGTGTTAACCCATGACGTAACGCCTTCATGTTCAGCGTCACTTGTTGATGCTGCACATTAATCTTCGCCATTAATCACTGCCCTTATTTCATCAATTCCTAACTTAAACACACGGGCGCATATTGCCGAAACATCATCAAACGGCACCCTAACCACCCCTCGTTCCCAACGCTGATAAGTCCGTTCACTTACCCCATAAATCTCGGCTACTTCGATCTGGGTTAGCCCGCGAATATTCCTGCCCGTTTTCAAAATTCAAACCCGCGTAATGCCATTTCGCCCCAAAACCTCTAATTGCATATTCTACTAATAATGATGCAGTGATCATCACAGCCACCCACTCGCAGTCATGGTTTGACCGTTCTCAACTTCAACAGACGATCTCAGGCAATATCTCGGGCGCAACAGAAGAAAATCCACGATAAATTAAATATTGATGATATTGCTCTAACGCTAAACTCATGCCCTTATCCAAGGTCGATTTAACGTACTTACGCAGTAACACAGGCAAGGCATGATTAAGCAAACGTTCACCAATCATCGTATCGACACCCAAGTCAGCAACAATGGTCCTGAATAAACGACGCAAATCATGACTAGTGAAATGTTTAAAGCGGATTTGAGTGTGCCAATCATGGGCACAACGAATGGAAATAGCGCCAACGTTGCCGGGGAACAAATAAGCGCGTTTGCCAACATGCTTTAACTGCCAACATTTATAATGCTGAATAAGTGCCTTAGCCGACTCCGTCATCGGTATACGATGTTCTTCTTTGTTCTTGGCATTACTGGCCGGAATAACCCAATAATCACCCGCAAAGTGTTCCCATCGCGCTAACCGAGTTTCGTTAATGCGAGTACCAAACATCATCATCAACACAAACAACATCTGCACCGGCATCACCACTGCACCTAAACGAGTAAACAACTCGGCCAAATCCGACTCAAACAAGCGCGTATCCATGGCATCATTCACTTTGATGGAATACGTCACCCGATAACCCGCTAACGGATTAGCACTAATCAATCTAAGCTTTGAAGCCGCAGCAAACACCGCCTTAAGCTTATTCACCACCTCACGAATGTACTTAGGCGAAAACCCTCAACCAACATCGGTTTAACCAAAATGCCATCAACCGCGATAAAACTCACATCATGCAAACGAACATCAGCCAACCTCGGCAACAGGTGACACTTGATCATCGACTTAATATTGCTGCGCCAACTCTTGCTATAGGTCGTGTTATTGGCAATATGTTCTGGTACCACTCAAGCAAACTACCGACTGAATCAAACTGGCCCGTCACCATGCCGCCCACATTGCGTTTAGCCAACATCACCGGTAAATCAGCGCACAAGGTCTTAATACACATGCTTGGCCAAGTGCCCACCTTTTGCCAAACTGTCTTACCGTTTTCATTCAACACCAAATGAACACTCGCCCGCGTTCGGCCAGCTGCAGCACGTAAACGAATTTCAGGAAACTGCGGATCACGATAATCACGACTCACCCCAGCATGTAACCAACGCCTTAACGCCGCATCGTTTAACTTGCTAACCTCAACACCAGATGCCGCCTTTACCATACTCTCAAGCCACCAACCTATATTCCCAAGCTGTGCACTTTTCACGACGGCGCTTTTGCTTAACTGACTCAGGCAATTCACGCCAACGGGCACTTAACGCAGTTTCGCTATCATGAACACCAAACTGGTCAAAACACTGTTGTTGGATTTCGTACAAGGTTAGAAAACGGCCACCGCTTAAAATCCGCAGCAAACGCTCTTTTGAGTCAAAGATTGATTACTCATCGTTAGCACTCCTTAAACCAAGTTGGCGCCTAAACTTTGCCACCAACGCTTTACCCTCAGCAGGTTCAATGCGGCGGGTAGCACAGTGGGTAACGCTTTAGGTAACTCAACATCAACCAACTCACCTTTGCCGTACTTGCGGCATAAAATTTGGTACTGACGAGTAAACATGGTTAATACATCTTTATCTAAGCCCGTCGCAAACAACCAAGAGCCGCATTCACGAACCGCCAAGCCAACCACATCGTGGCTCCACTTATGGCCAGCTAAATTATGATAATGACGTTTAGCCTCACGATAAGCCGAATCCAAATCAGGCAAACCATAATCATAAGCCGTTGGCTGACACCACAAAGCAAACTGGCGTGGTGTTGGCCAAAACTGGCGGTCACCCTGCTCACGCCTTGCCCTATTTAGGCCCATTTGTACTTGTTCTTTGCTTCTAACGTCCTGCATTGCCAACGTCTTAAGCCATTCGCTCTTGTGCACCACTTCGTCTTCAGACTTAGGCGCCCCAACAGGAAACAGCACCCGCAGCTTAGCAAACACACTGTCAACAATGGCCATATCCATAGCCGACGGCTGCTTGCTAACACGTTCGTTCGCAGGCAGGCCAACTTGAGTCGAATTAATCAATGTTTGAATAGACTTCATATCAACGGATCCTCTGGGTCAAAAACTGAGTTACCCCAATCGCCCTTAACCGCCTGCTTAGCAATCAAGCCGGCGTTGGTTAGCCACTCAAATTCAAAACCAATCCAACAGCGCGAAACACAAAGCGCAAACACGTCATCAACCGAACAACCTGCAGCAACCGCTTTCACCAAATGCGGTGCCGGGCGATTAACCGCTGTTTGGGTTAACTTGGCTTTTTCTGCTTACGAACGGCTAACCAATCTTGAAAAACTTGGTAGCTTGGCAAATCAGGCCATAGAGAAAATCTAAAACTGATTTTGATGATGTGGTGACTAAATCTTTTAAAGATTCATTGACTGGTTCTAAAGTGACTGGTTCTGGGTGCAGGAGATTCACTAGGGGTAGTGCAGGAGATTCACTAGGTAGTGCAGGAGATTCACTAGGGGTAGTGCAGCAGATTCACCACCTAGTGCAGAAGATTCACCACCTAAACCGCTTTTATCATCAAAATTCAGATGAAAACATTAGATGAATTACCCTTAACACCCTTGCGATATTCACGACGTAAAAACCCGACAATTCAAGTTTTTAACATGGTCCATAACGCTACGACGGCTCATTTCACACTGCTCAGCAATGTAATTATAACTAGGCCAACACTCACCTTGATCATTAGCGTTATCTGCCAATTTAAGTAAAACCAACTTGCGTAGTGGATTTCCCACTTTTGTTTTCATGGCCTTAACCATCAATTCCATACTCATGGGGCACTCCCACGCACTCAATCTAGCAATCGCTATATTGACGAAACACAAATGCTTGAGTAACATAATATTGCCTCTCTTTAGGTATTAACCCCGTTCGGTCGCCAAACTTAAGCGGGGTTTCTTATTAACTTTAAACAAGGATGTTTATAATGAATCTAAATACATACGGAACCGTAATTGGCATAAACCCAAAGACCAGTCTCATTGCCTAAGAATTGATTCCGGCGATATCAGCATTCTTGAAGTTGAAGACACATCAGAATTTGAGATAAACGACGTCCTTTACGGTGGCCTTGAAAAGAAGGCGATAACCTTATTTTCAACAAAACAGGCAAAAGGATCACGACGTCTACATTCAAGCCACTGGATGTAACTTTAGAACGGCTCATTCGTTTCTGTTTTCAACATAAATGCTGAGTGCCAAGTTAGTCCGTAACTGGCAATAAATATCTCGCCGATTGACGTGTTTGGCTTGATTAACCGGGTCTATTCTTGTTATCTCAATAGAACGCTCGGCACGCTTTTCTTGCATCAACAAATAACCCATAAACCAATCAACGCTGACTTGTGGTAACAACAACTTGCTGTCATCACCTAAAAGCACTTTACTCACAATCTTGGCCGCAATAGCCTCCAAGCGGTCTGCCTTAACCTTAAGCAATTCGGGTTCACGCTTTAACACATCAATAATTCTGCCAATCTGTGAACGGCTAAAATTATCTAAGGTACTAAACCCATAGAAAGTCGATCTATCACGTCTAAAATCAACTTCACACATAGGTGAAGCATTTTTACTCAAGGCTGCCGCCTTCATCATCAACGCGTCAGCCTGAGCAACCAACAATGCAACCTGTGGATCGGCCGCTTCATCCTGCTTCCTCAAAAATCTGCAAACTTTGGGGTAATCGGCTCATCACTACTTGTCACTTGGCTATGAACCGAACAAGCTTTAGCGCCCTCTAAACAACAAATTAAACATTCAGAATAAAACATGCTATTGCCTCTCTTTAAGTGTTAACCCCGTTCGGTCGCCAAACTTAAGCGGGTTTTCTTATATCTGAACGCTCAATAACTCAATTCGACAACCCGCATCAAACAAAACTCTGCAATACCGGTTGAACTCGTGGTGGGACATTTTCTAGCAATAGCCGCCATTGCATTGATTTGCTGTTCACTTCTAAACGCTCAAAACATTCACGTTCTTCTGGTGACTCGAGCACATCAAAAGTCCGATAAACTAATCCTTCAAGATGACCTGTGATGCCACATCTTGACCATTTAATCGGCTCACCTTCCTTGATATCACTCGAATAAATAAACTTATATGAATTAGCCGTAATATCTTTTATCCAAAATCTCACCAAATAGTGCTCTGCCATAAGCCTCTGCATCATGTGGAGCATCTAAAAATTCACATTCAAATCATTAATCAATGTACTGTTATCACTTAACTGAGTCATTACCTGCCCCTTTAAACATAAAGCAAAACCAGCAGTTAATATCACCGCAAATAACAACCAACCCAACACAAAAAGCCCATATCAACCCCGCTTACGCATTAATGTTCTGCGTTGGTCACGTTCATAATCATCACGACAATCAGCATCACAAAAGCGTTCTGTAGTCGCAGTGTCGCAATAAAACAACGCCCGGTTAACGGTGGCTGGCTTGGCTGCATTGGCTAATCCAAAGCTAAATGCAGATCAGCAATTTCATTTGCCTCATCAACGTTATCAGCCATAACTAACCTACCGACGTTAATTTTGATTCAGTCAAATACGGATAATGCTTCTCAAGAATATCCAAAGACATTGATGTCACTGCGCGAGATTCACGCAGTTCACGGTGAGCAGTTTCAACTTGATGACGACTTGGGTTAATGCCTAAATGAATAACCGCTACCTGAGCATCACAATTCTCTTTGGTTAACGTTGCCGCCATTTCATAGGCACTTAACGACATACCATCGCCAACATAATCAACCACAACAGTCACACCAACCATGCCGTAAACGTCGTTTAAATAACCAATGCGCAACTCAACAGGCATAGCGGCTAATAGTGCTTGCTCAACATGAAATAAACGCTCTGGTACTGCATGTTGCCCTTCGTACTGCCCAAGCCAACGGAATATCTTTTGCGCGTTCACTCTAGCGTCGTTAAAATGTCGTCAGAATACGTAAATGAGATCCCTCTTTAGCCAACACAGTGGCAAGCTTTAAATCATCAACAGCCTGAACAACTGCAGTGGCCATTGCTGAGCGGCTAACCTTGGGTAACTCAAGCCATGCGTTAATGGCTTTCATCAATAAATCTAAACGTGATTTCTGTTTCATGCTTTTGTCCCCTACTTACTATTAAACTGGATTCACTTGCTCGATTAGCGGTAGATCAACTTTTAACTCACCGAGTGTAAGAACTTGGATTTGATAAGCTCGAAGCGTGGGAACATCCTCACCCCACTTTGAAATTGCTGGTTGTGAAATATCAATTGCCTTGGCTAAACGGCCTTGACTTCCAAAGTAAGCAATAGCATCAGCTGTTCTCATAAAAACCTCATGAATGATTAACTCAAGTCATAATATAACCAAAGTTAATTAATTTCAACTAGAAATATTAACTTTGGTTAGTGGCAGCTTTATAACTTAGGTAATATAATTAACTCATGAAAACACTTGCCCAAAATCTTCAAGAAAAGCTAAAGGCTTCAGGATTAACCCAGAAGGAATTAGCCGAGCGCGCCAACATCTCACAGGTGATGGTGCATAAACTTATTTCTGGGAAAGCAAAAGAATCATCTAAGTTAGTTGCTATAGCAGGTGTATTAGGTTGCACTGCAGAAGAGTTAATGTATGGATTAGAAAAGCATGTTCCAACGAGCAACGCCGAATGGGCAGGCCCAATGGAAACATGGGACAGCAGCACACCTTTGAGTGATGATGAAGTAGAGATACCGTTTTATATGGAAGTAGAATTAGCAGCAGGACATGGCGTATCTGACATAAGGGAATATCGCGGCCCTAAACTTAGATTTGCTAAGTCAACATTGCGTAAATCAAGTGTTGACCCAACCAATGCCGCTTGCGTTCGGGTTAGTGGCAACAGCATGGAACCGGTATTACCCAATGGCTCAACTGTTGGCGTAGACATATCAAAACTGAAGTGACTGATGGTAAAATGTACGCTATTAATCACGACGGAATGTTACGCGTAAAACTTTATACAAATTACCGGTGGCGGTTTACGTCTTCGCAGCTATAACATCGACGAGTGGCCAGATGAACGCTACGAGGGTGATTACATAAAACAAATAAAAATTATTGGTAAAGTTTTTGGTATTCTGTATTAATTTAAATATCTTTTATTTACATCACTTGGTGTTAAATAAATTTTTATTGAGTAAACAGAAGTTAATTTTAATTCTTAACTCCTATTATAGTGATAGTGAATAAACGATAAAAACTTGCATAAATACAATCTGTAAATATCAATAAGACCAAAGTTATTATTGTGGATTAACTTATCCGCAGGGCGATAAAATTAGACTTTATGTTTTAAACATAAAGTCTAATTTTAACTTAAAACTCAATTTATTTACCGTATGAAAGAAACCACAGTCTCTATATGATGTTGAATTGAATGCTTTTAACAATTCTAGCCGGGATAGTGATCACTTGTATGAAGAGCTCTAAAGCAAGACAAACCTAAAGTTGATTCAAAATGAAGTGGATTAGTATCAACAAATGAAATTAATCCCCGCAGTGCATCACCAAACTTATCACCCGGTCTAGAGGCAGTAGAATCATCATAAGATTTGAAATGCCTTATGTATATTGAGTTAAATTCATCTGGATTAACATAGGATAAATGAATAGTCACAACATATGCAGGCCCACCAGATTCAGAAAATCATCACCGGTAATCGTATAGTCACCAAAACCTATAACATTATCATGTTCATGGAATGAGATATGTGTATCTGAAAAATATGAAAATCAGGGTAATCAGCATTTCTAGATCGTCGATTAAATCCGTCGTGAATAATCACAACATTTGAACAATCACTAAATACAGCAGACTGATAATTTTAGTAATAATCAATTCTGCATCATTCAATAACCCCATATGCTCGCGACTTATTCCTCTTCAATATAAACAGAGTAAGAATCACACTCATCAGCCATAAGTTCTTGTAAAACAATTGTTGATAAACCATTTGTTAAAATGCAAGGCAGGTAATCTAGATCTTCAGGTAATGATATAGCAGTTGGTTGAGGTGTATCCGTAAAATCACCTAAAGTAGGATTGATGATAACAATGGGGTAATGCCGGCGTCATTCAATGCTGTGACTGTTCGAATTAGTGCTGTATGGTCAGTTCTTACAGGCTCTATGATGGGGCGAACCAAATCATTTCGCAAGACTTCTGTCATTTCTCTTAAAGCAGCTAACTCAAATTGCTTCCCTCTTAAAATCGGATAGTACATGTGAACTCCCTTCACTAGTATTGTTAAACAAAGTAATCAATTTATCTTGTAATTTGATAGGTAACTTATAACTTACCCCTGCATTAGTAAAGGAGCGAGGGAAAGCTGTCAATACTTTTCGTTATTAGACCTCATCCTTTTCATTACTATGCGAAAATGCTCACGTAATTGACACGAATCAACTGTCTCCAGTAGTGAGCGGCATTCTGAATAAATTCTTATATTTCCTACATCAGGCACAAAACCAAAATCGAGTCCGTTAATGCCATGTACTCAACAGCTCTCATAGAATTCATGATTAAATCTACAGAAATTGGAACATGACTTAAATTGTTTGCTTCTCTAACTGTTGATAAATAACCACGCTTGCTAAGCTCAATAATTCCAACATCTTTAGGTATCATCTCATTCAATGTAGATAAGAACTTAGAATCAGAGACTACATATGTATTATCAAAATTTGTAAATAAGAATCTAACTGCGCATCCAACCTCGATAATGAGTCAAATTCAGTTTTAATCTCATAACATGTTGAGCTGCCATTAAAAATAACACAATCAGCGATGTTCCTTCCTACTCTAAATTCTGTAATCATTGCGGCTGTTCGCAGAGAATGCCTCCCTAACAATCTATTGTTTGCTATGGTGTTTTTGTAAAAATATTCATACCTATAGTGTTTATCTAAAGTGGCATATGTTTTCAAAACATCAACAATTGAAATTGTTGATGGCTCTACCATCAGATATTCATTAGCTATACGGTACAAAATGAAAATCTCCAGATGCTAAACGCACTAAGTGATTGCTACTAAACATTTTGATGCTTCTTGTATTTTCATTTTTACTCATAAACAGACAAAATTTGAACTAGAAATAATAAAAATTAATATTTAAAGCTTTTAACATTGAAAGCGATTGTAGTTTGCACTGTCACTTTTTACTAATAATTTATCTAATTTATCTAATTTATAATTTACCACCTACAAAAAATAATTAACCAAAGTTATTGACCAGTTAATTAACCTTGGTTATATTTGTGTCGTACCCAATAATCGAGGACGGCAAAATGATACTGACAAACACCCCTACAACAGACAAACAACGTGCTGAACATTTTCACTTAGTCAGTATCCGTTTTGCCTGTCTGCTAAGCACTGAACAAGACCCAATGGAAAACAAGCGAGTGCAAGAGCGTATCGCCAAGCTAGAACGCCACTTAAACCTAACCAACCCTAGTCAACTGTTCTCGTCACAGTTTGAAGGCAAAGCAGGTGAACTAGGTGACAACCTCGCCATGCGCTTTAACTACCAAACAAGCCGCCTGACTATCTGGCGCAACACTCCACTGCACCAATGCGGCAAAGTATTCCAACTAAGGGCGAATGTATGAGTGCCGCAACCGAATACTGCGACCGTGAAATAGCCAAGTGCAAAGACATGATCCGCGGTTGGCCAGAATCAGAATGGCGATTTAACCGATTAATCATCGGCTGGAAACGCATCAAACACCAGTTACAACAGCGTGAAAACGCATAACCAACAATCGAAGAGAGCAGCGATTATGAATAACGTACCCGCTTTTTTAACAGAAATGTCAAAGCAGATGCACGAGCAAGGCAATCGCATGACTGCCGATCCAATCTTTCAAGTGCGCTACAAGCATTATTTAGTTACTGCACCTGACTATAACGAGCATCACTGGGAAATTATAGAGCCTGATGATGGTGGGACTCTTTATCACTCCGAAGTTTGCGATAAGCAACGGTTAGCTGAATGGCTTGTTGATTATGAAAGTGATTGGTGTAGCAAGTGGTTCATGGAGCAGTGGGAAGATGAACAATGCGATAAATCAGACGGTGTTGTCTTTGCTTTTTGTGACTTGTTCGATGTTGAAAATGATTTTGATGAACTACCTGATTCATTGATGAAAATACATCTTCAAGAAACCGAAGAAGTCGTAAAAACTTGCTTAACCGAAGCTGATGCTAATTGGTTTATTCAACGTAAGCAGCACGACTATCCAAAGCTGTATACCTACGTTGAGTCAATGTGTTTCTGCCCTCAAATGATTGAGCTACGCGACTGGATCATGTCATTGACCAAAGCAGAGGTGGCAGCATGAGCCAACTCAGCCAAAAGCAAATTAAAGCCCGGGCTTACTATCAAGAAAACCGTCAACGCATCCTAGCCGATAAGCGCAATAAGCATGTGCCAAAGCGCAATAAACCTGCAGTGTTAAAGGTAACCAACTCAAAACCTTCAGCGCAACAGCCTTCGGTGACTAAAGCAGACATCGAGTGGGATGGCCAATTAAACAAGGGGAATGGTTTCAACGGTGTGATCAACGACGACAGCGAATACCGCGACCGTAAAGCAATCAACAAGGCCATTAGTGTGCAAGGCAAAAACAACGTAGCTGCACGCCGCCGTTCTGAAGATATCAATCTAGCCTTTGAGTTGGGTATTAGCGTAGAGGATTTTGTATGAGACAACGTATCGAATGCGGTCGCCGACCATGCAGATGGACTGGCACACTTTCTATCACAAAAAGACGTAATGATGGCGGAATGATGACAGCTATCTGCCCTAGGTGCGGTTGCGCCTCTTTTTACGACTTACCTGAGCCAATTATCACTGAGCGTGTTGAACACGTTAATGCCTTGATAAAAATCATAGCGTCACATGGTCGTAAATTCTTCGACCACAAAGGCGACTTAGCCACCATGGAGTTAGATCGACGCGGCAAAGTGTGGTTTGTAGACGAATATACCAAAGCGCGTATTTATACCCATTACTCGAGAAGATGGAGCGGCTTTAATCATGGCGGAACGTTAAGGGGTTTGGTTGAAGCTATGCGTGATTACATTACTAAAGGTGAGAAGTTACCAATAGGTTGGATAGCCCCTACTCGTTGTAATCCTGATAACGGTGATATTTGGGGCTATGGCAAAGAATCAGCTGCAGTTGTTCGTGAGGAAGCAGCCAAGTTGCCAATATTTGAACAAGGCGGTGAGATATGAGCCCATTTGAATACATAAATAATTACTACAACGTAAATGCTGAGTTTGGCAAAAAGGTAATTGTTGATGGTGAGCCAGGTGTTATTGCTAAAGATTGTGGTCACTACATTGGTGTTAACTTTGACAAAGATAAGCCTGGTTTAATTTCAAATTGCCATCCAACTTGGCGCGTTGAGTACGGCGCAGTAGGAAAAATAAGAAAGCCGACAGCATCACAGCGTAGATATCAGCGCTATTTAGAGGTTGGTGATTGCTTTGATAGCTTTAAACATTTCTTACACTGGGAATCATCACAAGGCGGTGCAGCATGAATTACCTAATCCAAGGCGGCGAACCTGCCGAACGCCTGCAGCTGCTATTGCAACTAACCCGCATTGATTCGGTAGAAGTAATTGAAGCATTGCGCAGTCACTACATTTACGGCCTAAGCAAAGGTAATGCCGCAGCCGTTAACTGTATCGAAAAATCAAACCTAACCAGAGCAATTCAGCGCATCAATGAAGTCGCTGAAGTGATTGAAAAAGTTAAGGCGCTAGATTGGAACAAGTTTGGTTATAAGTTTGAACCACGCGAGGTGGCATAAATGAAATCTAAAGCAGCGTTTAATCATCTTCTCGGACACTATCGCGCCCAAAAAATTGGATTGCCATTGAAGATACAAAGCGGTGACAGCATCAAAGTAGCCATGTCACTTGGTGCGCTTGATTGCCTTTACTGGCAAGCGCTTGGAAATGGGTTAACTAACCTAGCTAAAGGGATTGGCAGAACGATTATTCATTCTTACAAATACCACCAAATTCGATTACCTAGTCACCCGAAGGCTGGCTACAACATTAACGGTTACCCAAATATGGATATTGAAATGTTAATGGGCGGTGCAGCATGAATAAAGTAACTAAAACGTTCGGCACCAAACAAGGTGTCGTCACGTTATCAGAGCCGTTCTTCACGCTTATACATGACCAGCAGCAAGTTGAAGCAACCTATAAGCCAAACAACTATAGCGGCTGGGGCATGTGTAAAACCTACAACGCCATTGAAGTTACCGAGTTCACCCAAGCCGATGCCGAGCTATTTGCCAGCACAGCGGATTCAAAACTACGCATACAGGGGCAAGCAGCATGAAACAGTCAGAAACAATCAAACAAGCGCTAAGCCAGTGGTATAGCCTTCCACGCGATCAGGTCGGTTCATGCCAACAGTTCATGAAAACGCTAGCAGAAAAACTAGCTAAGGAAGGTAAATAATGAATACGGCTATCGAACATAAAGCTGACTCAATAGAACATTGTTATCTACAACAGCATATGAGCGGCGATCAGGTTGCCGCCTACCTTGGCCTAAGCCAGTACCAGGTAAAAAAATATTTGCGTGATAACGGCATAGCCAGAAGCAGAAAAGAGTCAACATCGAAAGCCGCACATACATTAAGACAAAAAGCGGCTAACAGTGCACTGAGCGCATACGACATGCAAGAGTTACGTGAATGCAGGGCCTCATCACTCGCTCTATCATTAATTCATCAACGGGGTACAGCCAATGGCATTACTAACTAAAGAAGACCTTGAACAACTTAGTGGGTTCACTCAGCCGTCTGCCCAAATTAGATGGTTAAAAAGGCAAGGTATTGGCTACTTTGTGCGTAACGATGGTTACCCGTCAGTAACGTGGGAATTTGTTAATCACCCTCATGGAAAATCATTGAACATGCAGCCAAAAGCAGCACAACCAAACTTTGGAGCTATACCTCATGCGTAAACGCAAGCCAGAAGATGCATGGATGCCGCCTTCTGTTTATCTTCATAAACGTGCCGGTGTGCCTGTTAGTTACATCATTAAACGTCGTAACTCAACTAAGGTGCTGTGTAAAATCACGGCAACCAAAGCCGACGTATGGGAAGCCTTTGAACGTGAAGTTGCTGAAACAGGTTTGGAATACACGGTAAGTCGATTGGTGATCGACTACCTTGGAAGCCAAAACTTTATCGACCTGGCGCCACGCACGCAACGGGACCGAACGCGTGAACTTGAACTATTTAGTAAAGTGTTTGGCGAAATGAAGCCTGAACAAGTCGAACCGTTTCACGTTCGCCAATACATCGACTTGCGTGGAAAAACCAGTAAGACGCAAGCTAACCACGAATTAGCCGCTGCCAGCGTGATGTTTGCTTGGGGATATGAGCGCGGACGGTGCAACAATAATCCAGCTAAAGGGGTTAAAAAGTTTAAGCTTAAAGCCCGTGACCGCTATATCACCGACATTGAATACAATGCCCTATTGGCATGCGCAGAAACACGGCTAGGGATAGCCTGCGAGATAAGCTACCTATGTGCAGCAAGACAAGGTGATGTGGTCCAGCTTACTTGGGCGCAAATTACCGATGATGGTATTTACATTCAGCAAGGCAAAACAGGCAAGAAACAAATTAAAGCATGGTCGCAAAGACTGCATGAAGTGATCAACCAAGCAAAAACATTGCGCAAAGGCGTGGCAAGTATTTACGTGATCAATAAAAATAAAGGCGGAAAACTCACACAAGAAGGGTTACGCAGCGCATGGAAACGAGCAATGTTAAAACTGGAACAGGAATACCCGCACATTGAGCGCACGTTTACGTTCCATGATATTAAAGCTAAGGGGATATCAGATTACGAAGGGACACTGTCGGAAAAACAGCAATACTCAGGACATAAAACGTTAGCACAAGTAAACACTTACGACAGAAAAGTAAGCGTGGTACCGACAATTGGCAGTAAAGCGAAGTGAATAAAAATGCAGGTTTGAATGTTTCTTTTTCTACGTTTTATTCTACAGAATCGAAAACGGCTCGCATATTTCTATGCAAGCCGTTGTTTTATTTGGCAGGGGTGGCAAGACTCGAACTCGCAACCATCGGTTTTGGAGACCGCTGTTCTACCAATTGGAACTACACCCCTGTTGACGAGGGCATTATGCTAAAACCCCCTCCAAAGGTAAAGTACTTTTTTAAATAAACCGTTCAATTGCAGTTTTTTCAGGCAAGTTAGCCATTCTAACTGGTTTATGAGTCGATGATGCTGTTACATGTTGGTTCTGGACATTGGTTAATCTCAACGGTGACATGGCTAAGTTGAGAAAACTTACGCTCAAGTTGTTGCTTTATTTGCGCAGCATTGATGTCATTGTGAACCAGAATCGAAACAATGGCAGCATAATGCTCAGCACTGACCTTCCAGATATGAAGGTCGGTAACAATAACACCATCATGTTCAAGAAATTGCTTAATTTGCGATTTCTGATGTAATGATATTGAACCATCAAGCAAGATTGGACTAGTTTGTTTCATTAATCCCCATGCCCAACGAGTAATAATCACCGCACCGACAATCCCCATTACAGGATCTAAGAAAGTGAGTCCCATATACTTACCAAAGACTAAAGCCACTATAGCTAATACTGACGTTAAAGCATCTGCAAGAACATGGAAATATGCAGCTCTTAAATTATGGTCATGATGAGGTTTCGGCTGACTTTTATGTTCATGTTCATGTTCATGTTCAGCGTGATGATGATCATGTTCAGCGTGATGATGATCATGATCATGGGTATGATGATCTTTCAATAAAAATACACTGACAATATTGACTGTAAGACCAATAAAGGCAACAAAGATAGCTTGGTTAAAATAGATTTGTTCTGGATTAATTATTCTAACTAAAGACTCAATCAACATTATCAACGCAACCATACCTAAAGCAATTGCACTGGTAAAACCACCTAATACACTCACCTTCCCAGTACCAAAAGCAAATTTCGGATTATCAGCATTTTTACGGGAGTATCGATACGCGAATAAGGTGATCATGAACGCTGCGGCATGTGTTCCCATATGCCAACCATCGGCCAATAGTGCCATAGATCCATAAATTGAGCCGGCAATAATCTCGGCTAACATAGTAATGATCGTTAATATAAGAACATAAAGAGTATTTCGCTCACCATCAGAGTTATTATGACTAAATTGATGATGATGTTGCCATTGCTTTATAGGATGAGATTGAGGAGTCAT